CTGGAACTTTAAGTCTTGTAGATTCTATAGTAGTTGCTGCTGTGACAAATGCTATCACATCAGCCTCTTCAAGTATCATTACTTTAGCCAACTGTCAAATGCTAACTTTGGCATTAAGTAATGTCGCCCCAGTTGTATTAAATGGTTTTTATTCAATATTTAACTGCGTATATGATAAACCAAACTCAACATTGGTTGCACTGTCCCCTAGTGGTGGTTCAACTAGTTCTATTGATTACTTTCAGTATATTAATGCTGATAGATTAATTTTAGCATCTAGTGGGCAGATAACATTCCCAGATGGATCTACACAAACAACAGCTTTTCTTAATAATTTAAGTTCCTATGCTACCAATACTCTTTTACAATCTACATCTGGTTTATTAACACCTTTAACAACTACAAATACTCTTACAGGTTTATTAGTTAAGACAACAGATCTTAATACATTAAGTGCTACTCTTCTTACAAGAACAGACTACAGTACATCATCAGCCACATTTTTATCAACAACAATTTATCAAAGTGCTTCTAGTTCTTTTGCTACTAATACTTTACTTCAAAGTACTTCAGCTTTACTTACACCTTTAACAACTACAAATACTCTTACAGGTTTATTAGTTACAAATACCACTTTAAACAATTTAAGTGGTAATTGGCAAACAGCCTATCAAAATGTTTCTGCTAATAATTTATATCTTAATGCAAATACAACTTCGTTAAGCGCTTTAAATGCTTCATTAGTAGTTCAAACAATATCAGCGGCTACCTACTTCGGTATACCTTCAACTGGTGGTAATAGTAATCAATGGAATAGCGCTTATACATGGGTTAATACTAATTCAGCTGCAGCAACTTTTGTAACTTCTATAAGTGCTCCTGCTTTAAGCGGTACTTTTTACGGAGATGGCTCGAGATTGACAGGCATCAGCGCTACAGGCTTTATTTTTCCAAATAATTTAACAGTAACTTCTTCTATAAGTGCTCCTGCTTTAAGTGGTACTTTTTACGGGGATGGTTCTAAATTAACTGGTATTGTTACAAACAAACTTAACAACGGAACCACGCAGGTCATTTTATGTTCTAATAATACTTTAAGTGTACCTAACAATCTTTATGTTAATAGTAATGTGGGAGTAGGTACAACAACACCCATCCGTAAATACCATCAAGAAGGTGGAAAATTTTTAGTAAACTCTAATGATGGAAGTTATGGACAATTTCAATTTATTAATCCAAGCAATGGGGAAGCTAGTTTGGTAATAGCAACTAATTCTTACCCAAATGCAAATGGTACAATTTCAAGCAATTCTGATGACACCCATATGTGGGGACTTGGTCTTGGTATGTATGGGAACGATTCTAATATCTTTACTATTGGAAATGCTAATTCTTTGGAAATATTAAGACTTACCGATGGATTTGGTGCTACAATTTATGGGAACATTTATGCTCTTGGCAGTATAACTGCTGATGAAACTATTAGTGGTACCAACATTAAAACTGTTGAAGGTATTACATTTGGTGATGGCTCTACTCAAACAACTGCTTTTACAGGTATACCAATTACTACTAATTTTATAACAGCAGTAAGTGGTACTACTAATCAAATTAACGCTTCCCGGTCTGGATCTACTGTTACACTCAGTTTACCAAATAGTGCAATATTTCCAGGAGATGTAAATATTCAAGGTAATCTAACAATATCAGGAAGTGCAACATATATCAATGCTAATAACTTAATTGTTAATGACAATATAATTTACTTTGCAGCAGCTAATCCTGCTAATACTCTAGATATTGGTATTGTAGGACACTTTACCAATGCTGGCAATTACAATCATACAGGTTTAGTAAGAAAAGCAGGTAATAATATACCAGGGACCTGGACATTGTTCTCAGGTTTAACAACAGAGCCTTTATCTGCTTCAAATATTGATTGGACAGATCCAAATATAAGAATTGATTCATTAAGCGCTAACTTAATTGGTAATGTAACCGGAAATGCTAGTACAGTAACAAATGGTGTTTATACAAACGGCTCGTATTCAGATCCTTCTTGGATTACTTCATTAGCTGATTCTAAGATTACTGGTACTAAGTTTGCAACTAATACAACTACTAACACTCTTACAAGTCAATTATTATTAACTACAATTTATCAAAATGCTTCTGGTAACTGGCAAACTGCTTATCAATCTGTATCTTCTCAACCTCGCACATTAATAGATGCAACAAGCTCTATTAAACCTATAAGAGGTAATAATACAGCATCAGGTATTTATTCTAATATAGCTGGTGGCGTATGTAATTTAGTATCTGGTTCTTACTCAACAATCGTAGGAGGGTTTAGTGGATGTGCAACAGGGTATGCAACATTTGTTGGAGCAGGATCAGGAAACTGTGCAACTTGCGATTACGCTGTAGTTGTTGGAGGTTCGTTAAATAGAGCTTTATCAGCGCATAACTTTATAGGCGGCGGAAATAATAATCTCGTTACACTTGGTGCATGTAGCGTTGTAGTTGGTGGTCTTAATAACTGCACTACCAATGTGTTTAATTTCGTTGGTGGTGGTACAGTTAATTGTGCTACAGCTGGTATGGCTACTGTTGTTGGTGGTAAAGGAAATACAGCTACAAATAACTGCTCATTTATTGGTGGTGGTTGTGGTAATACTAATGGTGGTGTATATGGTGTTATTGTTGGTGGTAATGGTGGAACAATAGGTGGTACAAACAACCAAGGGTTTATTGGAAATGGATGTAATAATTTAATTTGTAATACTGCATACTGTTCATCAATTATTAATGGTGATACTAATAAAACTCCTTCCGGTGCCTATGCTTTTATTGGTGGTGGAACTACAAATACAGCATCAGGTTTATATTCCTCCATTGTAAATGGTAAAAGTAATATATCTTCTGGTACATATTCTTTCATAGCTGGTGGTTCTGCTAATGACACAAAAGGCTTTACTAATACCTTTATCCTAGGTACCGGATTAAGCGCTTTATCTGCTAACTACACTTATTTTAATAATGTTGAAATATCTAATACACCATCAAATCTTATTATGAAAGATACAACTGGTAAAAGATGGACTATTACAGTATCAACTGGTGGTGCTCTAGTTGTAACAGCTTCCTAAAGTTAATTCGTATAACCAAAACTTTGTTGATACCAAGCAAGGTTGTTATCAATCCAATCACAAACTTGTTTGCCTAAAATTTCATTATAGTCTGGTGTCAGAGGTTGTACTTTTTGTCTGATTGTATGTAAGTCTGAAGTAAGACCATAAACAGAATCATCTTCTTTAATTGTTTGTTCTATATTATCAAAATCATGTTTAAATGATTGTATTTCAAGATACTGATAAATCTTATCCATTTCTCTTTGAGGGTAAGAAGTTAAATCTTCTGCTCTAATATAAAGTACTTCTTTATTAATACCTTCTAAAAATGTTTGATTAATCTCTCCAATGCTAACCCAACTGGAGGTGAAGCAATCCAAGAATCAATTCTCTTAGCTGTACTAGTACCTTTCATTTCAGAATGATTTTGTATATCTTGATGATATTCCGAACTTTTTCTAAAAATTTTTTCCATAGAGGCAAAAATACTTTTTAAATTTCTAACCATACAAATCATTTTAGGTTTATATGGCATAAATGATTCAAACCATTTATAATGAATCGTTCCACCTCTTGTTTTAATACAAAGGTTTGGCTTGTCTGTATAAGAAGAAGCATAACCTTCTAGACCACCTCTACAAAACCCTCTCCAAGTCTTTAATGCTAACTCTTTATCTATAGCCTTAACTTCTGGTGTAGTTGTGAAATTCATTCTAGCCCCATAAAGATATTCTAATACTGGATCTGTTGGTGTTGCTTGAATTTCTGAATGTTGATTGAGAATACATTGAAGTAATGTACTCATACTTCTTGGCATTGATGAGTTGAAGAATATATTTTTCATTTAAAAAGTAATAACTGGTTGTTGAGCTATCTCAAAAGCTAATTTATTCTTTGTACTTAAAATAGATTCTACAAATTGATCTTTATCAAACATTTGCCCGATATTATCGTACGGACATTCATAAAATCTACCACCAGTCCAATCTTCGGACTCAAGATACGAATCAATACGGTGTCTAAAAGACTCTGAACCAGACGCTATAATATTATCATGTATGTTATGACCAAACACTACAGGTGAATTTGAAATCCATCCAACGGTAGCCTTTTTATTAAACGCGGCAGCTGCGTGTTGAGCAAAAGAATCAATACATAAAAACTTATCAGATAATGCTATATAACAAAAGAGATTTCTAAAATGATCTGATACATGAATAGTATTTTCTAATGTTGGTTGCTTCTCTCTTCTTATATGAAATACTTTACTAAATTTGTCTTTAACTGTGTTTACTACCTCTTGAGCGAAAGCAGGAGGAAGGTCTCTTGACCAAGAATATGGATACTCTTGATTATCTGCCCCACCGCTTGATTGTACTAAAAGTATAGGACCATCTTTGTTAATATTCTTTTGTACAAAGAGAAGTTCACGTTCAGTTAAATGGATATCAGTCTGTACACTAACACAGGGAATATTAAAAACATCACACCAAATCTCCGCTAAAGATTTCTTTTTATATAAAAGATCTCCGGAATGGTAAGGCTCCATCCTAAAGATTTTTGTTTCCTTACCGTTAATATAGTCATCGTAAAAGTACGGTAGATTACCAAATTTATAAACTCGATAAACTAAAGGGTTGTGAAGAAAGACTTCCGGGTAAGCGGTAACAACAATAAGCTTATATTCTGGGTAAGCTGCTTTAATTGATTTAACTACAGCTGTAGCAACAATATTCTTACCACACCCTCCATCAATATGAAATATTACGTATTGATCCATACTATCATATTATAGTATATTACTTCACTTTATCGGCAAGAGCAGCAATATAATTTACTAAATCAATAGCTGTATCTTTCTTATAACCACCAGCAAAGCGAGAGTACTTTTGATCTATAAAAGTAGCTAGAGCAATTACCTTACAAGTCTCATCATCGAGTTCAACGTTTGTATACTGCTTAACAATAGCTTTAGTTAAATGCCAAATACCATCTTTACCCCAAGTATCAGCATACTGGTCCCCGCGCTCTTGCATCGTCTTAGCAACTTCCTTAAGGGTGTTAGTTGCTGAAGAAATAAATTCGTTAGCCATTAGTGATTACCAAGCCAGTTTTGTGATGAAGTATTAGCTGTTGATACTTCAGTAATATCAAAATAGAGAGAATGACTTGCACCATTTGCTTGTATACCGTATGCTTTAATTTTACGTAACCCCTTGAACCCTGGTACCATACGATCGTGAGTAGACTCGTTTACGATTTCAAAATTATTTCCAAACTCTTTAGAAAGAGCACTATAGATAAACATATTAATATCTGTCGATCCTACTTGAGAAGCTTTAATAAGAAAAATATTAGGTTGACTCATAAAAATAATTAATCCTTAGAATTTCTTTTGCTACTTGTAGTAGTATTTTTCTTTGAAGCTTTTGGTACTCTATTAATAGCAATAAGCTTGTTATTTTTTTCTTCAGCAACAAGAACCTTCCATTCTTCATCGGAAAGACCTTTTGGACGATTAGCTAAAAACTTCTTTACATTGTATAGTTTAGAAGCACGAGTAACTGATAGATTAGGCCAGAAGTGCATATGTGTTATTGGTTAGTTTCATAATTTATTACAGAGTCGACACGAAAAGAACGCCAAGATTGCTTTTCAATATCCCATACAGCTATTGATTCAGGATTATCACTTTTCATGCGTTTATTATTAACAAGATCAATATCAGGTAGATAATCTTCGTTAAGAGTACAAATCATTTTACGCAAACTATCATCTTTCTTTTTAAAATTAACAGTGACTACAGTTTTTTTAAGAAGGGCTTTAAATTCATCTTTCGTAATCATGTATCAATAATACATTAATTTTTAAAAGAATCAAGAGATATCTCTGTTTAAATCATCAAAATTTAAATTATTTTCTAAAACTTCAAGAATATACTGCTGTATCTCTTTTTTTGAAATGTTTGATTTGTTTTTTAATTTGCTAATTGTTTGACGAAAATCTTCATCATATTCAAGCTTAAACACTAACTTGTTTCCGTAATCCGTTACGTCGTGTATTTCTAGATGCATTATTTTTTCTTTTTTTAGGTTTACGGTGTTCGGAAAGTAATTGTTGAAGGGCAGATTTATAAATTTTATTAATTAAATTTTTTAAAAACCGAGCATTATCAAATATACTTACATTATTTATTACTCTAGACTCAGCATAAAGCACTTTAGTTTCGGACCAATCTGGGTACAGGTAATGTATACATTCATGATATGCTGTACGTAAAAGGTCTTTTCTATGATCTATTTCTAAAATATCTTCATCATACCTACACCATCCACAAATACCAAGTTTTTTAAAGACTACAAACTCTGGTGGCTTTTGCCTAATCAGCCATAAACATCGCCTATAAATAACTCCTATATCTTTTTTTGTTAATTTATCTGCAGCCATAACAATACTTATTATACGAACTATTTACTTTAAATAAAGGTAAAAGTTGATAAATATTATACGTTTATGGATATTATTAAAGAATCATTAAATACTAATGATAATATAGGTTTAATGGGGTTTACCCCTAGAATGAAGAAGCAGTTACCCTTTCCATTAGAAAATATGGAAGAACAACTTGCTGATATTTACTTCAATCTTGATAAAGTACGTAAACGTTTAGAAGTTGTTAAACGTAATAATGTTACAAGTCTTACTAAGGCTCGTATGAAGAAGATAAAAAAGATGCAATTTAAGATTAATACTGCAATGGCTTTATTAAAGTACTTAACAAAAGATTTAGATAGTTTTTGGATCAATTAATAGAAGCGTCTATATTTTCATTTCCTACTGGAAGTACTACTTTGCTGAGAGGTATTGTAAGTTGTGTTGAAAAGAACTGCATTTTAATACCATTTATTTGATTACAAGACTCGCATTTAAATCTATTTTCCTGATTAAGAACAATGGGTGTTGTATTAACATGTTGACAATATGAACATGTTAAACGTACAGTGAACTTTGATAGTTCTTCCAATTGCTTATTGAGAATCTTAGCTCCTTCAACAAGATCTTTTCGTTGAAGGAATGTGTTAATAATTGCAAAAATAATAAACTGCAAACCAAATGCAATTATAAAATATCCCCAGAATCTATTTGTTATGAGATATCCTCCAACTCCAACTATAGTACTTACAAAAAGTGTAAATACTTGAGATATAACAATAACAAGAATTTCTGGTTTCGTAAAAAAATCTTTTATCTTTTTAAACATATTATAACTTAATAATAAGCTTATGTAGTAGCAACTTTTTCATAGATCTTATCTGTAGCTGTATCGATGTACTTTAAAATGTCAAGAGGTTTAAGTTCTACTTTATCAAAATCAATTTTTCTATCATCGCATTTATCACCGATAACATTAATTGCTTCTTCAAGCGCTGTCCATCGACAGAGCTCGTATAATGATAGTTTACTAATATCGACGTCTGATACTTTATTTGTTTGTTTAGATGTAATTTTCATAATACAACATTAATATAGCTTAAAACAAGCTATCAGGTCAAGCTATTTTTTCAAAAACCTGAATGTTAGCTCTAGAAACCTCAAAAACATCTTCAGGGAGTTGTTCGACAAAATCGAGCAATGTTGATGTTATACCGTCTGTAAATTCTTCAGCAGTAAGAGATAATTTATATCTATCTGGTAGTTGCATAAAGTCATAGACACCATCACCGTTTTTACCAAGATACAAAATAAAGTCACCTCTTCTATGTTTAGTAAACGCGTATATACTACGTTCTTTAGGTACTTGTAATAACCTCTCTTTGTTCTTCTTGAATTTAAACATCAAGAATAATTTATATTATATTTTTATTAATTCCAGAGACGGATATAACGAACAGCACCGTTTATATTAAGCTGTAAAAATTCACTTGTAGTATTGAGGTCTTGTGCTGGTATAACAATATCGGCCTGGGTGTAAACAATATCTCCAGCTGAAAGCCCACCTGTAATAGTTACATTACCATTAAAATAAACATCACCGTCTGTTTGTATAGAATAAGGGGCATTAGCAGCATTAAAATATGCAGTAGGTAAACTACTTAAACTATTAGTATCGCTAAAACCGGAAGCAGATAACGGACCGCTAAGTATAAACGGCCCTTGAAAAGGGTTATCGGTAGACGCAATTGGATCGTGAGTTGCATCAGGATAACGTGGATCTCCTACTGAGGTACTGTGATGGTTATGTCTATGAAACTTATTATGAAGTTTACTGCTCATTAACTATATTTAATCTCTAACTTTGAATAAATATTATCATATACCCATCTAATTTTATGGTTGATTCGACAAATTATTATCCATTGATAGCAGCTTTTTTAACAGGTATAGCAGGTCCATTAGGACTTACTTATATAAAACATAAGCTCAGAGTTAAAACACGAGATATAGATAAACGTAAATCTGACTTTGTAAATTCATTACATATTCAAGATATTGTAAATAATTCTTTAAACAAACTACAAATAAAATATGATATTGATAGACTTTGGATAGCACAATTTCATAATGGGGGTAATTTTTATCCTGGAAATAAATCAATGAAAAAGTTATCTATGACTTTTGAATCTACAGCCCCAGGTATAGCGGCAGATATAATGAAGATGCAAAATTTACCTGTTTCGTTTTTTAGCTCAGCATTACAAAAATTAAACAACGGAGAGGAATGTCTTTTAATTGATACTCATACTGAAGAAGATTATGCTCTTGCTTCTTTTTGGGAAAGTAAAGGTGTTAATTCTGTTTATCTTTTCCCTGTTCGTTGTTTAGAAGGAGGTTTTATTGGTATACTCGGTGTTGATTTTGTAAAAACAGATAACATATTAAATGAAAGTATATATAAAAAAATAAAAGCCGAAGCTGATTCTTTATCCGGTTATATTTCTACACTTTCTATCGATAAAGAATAATTGCATTTTTGTTTCTTTAGGAATAATTTATTCATATGAATAAAACTATATTCCTTGCATTGTTATTACCGTTTATTACATCTTGTACGGTATATACAGAAAAGCAATCAGAGGCATTATCTCAGAATGTTTACGCTACAAACGATTCTGTTAATAAGGGAAGAATTGATCTTGCGTATTATTACTCCGATCAAACTACTCGATTAGTAAAAATACCTAAACATCGTATACAGATTCAATCTGTATATGAAGCTGGTCAAGTTGTTAAAGGTACTAAAACAGCTGATAAGACAAGAGTGGTTCTTGTTCCTGATCAGTATAAAGACGAAAAAGTAGTTGTTGTTGGGTCGAGTGATTATCAGGATCTTTTAAAAGACAAAACAGTCGTCGATCAACTTAAAAACGATAATAAAAATATTTTAAAAGATAAAATATTAGTTGATAACGAGCTTAAAAAACAAGCTGAAATGAAAGATAAAATGGTTAATGATCTTAATAAACTACAAAAAGATCATATTAAAGATCAATTTACTATTTTTAGAGATAATGTAATTATTGTTGTTCTTTTAATTATTATTGCTGGTTTACTCTATCTTCTTTTTAGAACAGGAGCTATATTATAATGAAGAGTTTACCACCTCTTTCTTCGATAGAAAATACTATTAAAACAGATGTTATTAAGTCGGGTAACTGGCTTAAAATGCATCCTAAATTTACACTTATTTTAATTGGTTTTATTTTTGGTTTAATTATTGGCATAATATTGTAATAAATATTATGTAATGTGGGGAGCATTAGATACAATACTACGTTCTACAGTAGCTTTTCTTGAATACGGAAAAGCACCTCCAGGTACTTCAGATAAAATGAAAGAATCTCTTGAAAACGAGAATCATTTATCTTCTAAAAAGTTTTTTGTTATATTCACATCGTTTATTACTTTAATTGCTTTTTTCTTTATATGTGTCGGTATTTTGTTTTTGATGCCTAGAGACTCCATTTTTATTGGAGGCTATGTAACAATATTTACAAAAACTATGGAAATATTTGCCGTAATTATAGCGACATATCTTGGTGTACAGGCTGCTGTTGATCTTCGTTATAATAGTTCATCAAACGTATCAATGAATACAGAAGTCTCTGATAGAACTTCTACTATCAACGAAAATATCGTAGAAAATTTAACAAAGAACGCTAAAGAACCTGACTATATTATAGCAGAAATTAATAATATATGAAACGACCATCAGCACAAGCATTAAACCTTGTTTTAGAATATGAGGTAGGTGGCAGTAAAGATTATTATAACAAATACTTATCACGCCCTACATGGCCCGGAGGACATAGCGGTTTAACTCTCGGTATAGGTATTGATTGTGGTTACTATACTCAAGATGAGCTTTCTAAATTATTTAGCTTTTTACCATCTAAACAACTTGATATAGTTAAAAACGCATCTGGTAAAATAGGAGAAAACGGAAGAGCGTATGTTCGCTCTGATACTGTAAAGAACGCTAATATAACAGTAACCTGGGAACAGGCAGTTGATATATTCAATTCTTTAACCTGGCCTAAATTTGCTAGACTTACAGAAAAAGCTTTTCCTTCAGTTGATGAGCTTTGTGATAATGCTTACGGTGCTTTAGTTTCGTTAATTTTTAATAGAGGTACATCAATGATAGGAGATAGTCGCTTAGAAATGAGAAACATAAGAGTTTTAGTACCAAAGAAAGATTATAAAGGTATTGCTAATGAACTCAGAAAAATGAAAAGGATTTGGGAAGGAAAAGGACTAGACGGTTTAATAACTAGAAGAGAAGCTGAAGCTAAGCTTATTGAATCTTGCGCTTAGTCGTTGTAGAATAATTCTCGAATCATTAGCTTAAAATAAATGTATTCTCTTCGTATAAGAAGAGGAACAAGTATTGGTAACGACCTAATAATAAAATATGTCAACCAAAAACCGTATACAATTTTTCGTAATATATTAAACATCTGTGTTTAATTATATAAAATCGCTTAAATATTCTATATAGTGTATGAAAAAATTTGAAAGATTAATGAAAATGTATCTTACTGAATTCAATATTGAAGATAGTAATGATCCTGGATTTTATGATTATGTTGTTCTTTTACTTCAACAGTTAGTTGCTAGAGATTTAATCTCTCCTGAGATATTAGGAGATTTAAGAAAAACAGCAATGAAAATTGTTCACGATAAAACATACAATTATTCAGATTTTGATAATCAACACAATGTTAACTGTACTATTGATTTTATTTTTAATTCATTTGAGCATGGTGAAACAGATAATCAAAAGTTAACTGGTATGACTGTTGTTATTCAAAACAACATACCTGATAAAAATGGAGAAAAAAGTAAACCTTATAAAATTACTAATACATTTGAAGAATCATCTGTAGATGATATTTGCAATCACATTGACGATTTAAAGAGCGGTAAGAATAATGAAGAAGAAATACCTGGTGAAACAGCTCCTGAAGCTGTTGGTGAAACTCCCTCAGCAATGCCTGGTGCCGTTCCTTCTGTCCCTACCGGTGAAGAAGTACCTGTGCCTCCGGCGGCAAGCACATCTCAATATTTAAAAGGTTTAAAGTAAGTTACTCTATACAATCTTCGAAGTCTTCTGCTTCAAGATCGTTGACTTTTTCTTTAAGATATTCAATAGCATATTCTATATCTTTAATACTGCTAAATTGGTTTTCAAAAACCATAGCGATTATATCGTCTAAAGTATGTTCTATTATGGATTCAATTTCGTTCTTTTTAAGTGACATAGGTCTATTGTTTATCTATTTATGGTAAAATGTTCAACTCTTTTTCTGTAAAAGATAAGTCTCCTGGAAAAATAGCATAAACAATTCTTGGAGCACCAAATGAAAATTCTAATACAGGATCAGCGCAATTGTATTCATTTTCTTCAAAACACTTCATATATTCTTTTATTAAACTGAAAACTACTCTAATAAGATTCTTTTGTGTGTTGATAGGAAATATTATTATTGTTTCCCAAAAAGGTTCTGGTAATAGAGGAAACCCTTTTTTAAAATAAGTTGTGATAGCTTTTGTTGCATTCAACAGTATACATCTATCTTTAAGTTCTTCATTTAATTCAAAAGCTGTCATATAACAAGTAATATAAAGACTTAATAAAATTAAAGCAACTGTTTTGAATAAATATTAATAGATGAGTAAAAAAAAGCGTACTGCGAAAGCAGCTACTGTTAAGGCCGAAGAAAGTAAAACACTTACAGAGGATACATCACCCAGAGTACCACAAAGAGATAAACTTCCATATAGTTTAAATATAAAAGGACTTGACTGGACTGAAAAACAAAAAGCATTTATTGAACTAGCTACTCATAAAGATACAAGAGCTGTTTTTTTAAGCGGTCCGGCTGGTACATCAAAGACAGCTCTTGCTGTGTATTGTGCTTTGACATTAATGAATTTAAAGAAAGCAAGTGAGCTTATCTACGTACGTTCAATTGTTGAGAGTGCTTCTCATACTCTTGGTTCATTACCTGGCGAAGCTCATGATAAATTTAAACCTTTTGCAATGCCTTTAGTAGATAAGCTTGAAGAATTTCTCTGCAGTGGAGATATTAAAAAGTTGTTTATCGATGAGCGTATTAAGCCAATTCCTGTTAACTATCTAAGAGGAGCTTCGTATAACGCTAATTGTGTTATTGTAGATGAAGCTCAGAACTTGAACAATAAGGAACTTGTTACTGCTATTACTCGTATCGGTAAATTTAGTAAGTTTTTTATTCTTGGAGATCCAATGCAAACAGATCTTAAGCATAGTGAACAATCTGGATTTAAACCAATGTTTGATATTTTCAATGACGAGGATTCTCAGAAGCAAGGTATCTTCTGTGTTCAATTCGGTAAAGAAGACATTATGAGATCTGAACTTCTTAAATTTATTGTTGAGAAGATAGAAAATTATCAAGAACAGCAAAAACTTAACAAACATTAATATATATTGTATTTTTTTAAATCTATATTAAATTATAGATATGGACTTTACTAATGTACACGATTTATCTGGACAAGAACTTTTAGATTTTGTTGCAGTACTTTCTGCAATGCCTGCTCATCCTTATGAGCAATTAAAGTATCAGTATTTTGATTCTGATTATCAGTTTCCTACTATTCACGATGTTGAATTACCGGAAGACTTTTGTATTAAAGCATGTACACAGAGTCTTTCTTCAATTCATGAAGATATGAAATACACACATTTAGATCACTTTGACTATTTACACGAATGTCATTTACATCCTAACTTAGGACACGGTTTTGCTGTCCTTTCAGGAGATCAATTTGTTGTAGATCACAATAAAGCTAAAAAATATATTGAGTTTCACGAGATATCGAACAGTGTACCGGTAGAAACTTTGACACCAGAAAATAGTGTTGAAATAGCTCATAAACTAATTCATGCTTATACTCAAATTTATAGTTAAATCTTTTGTGAGAAGACATTATTTTGAGTAATAGCTCTTGTACCAGCTAAAACAGACCCAATAGAACCGAAAAGACCTTGTAATACACCTGTTTGTTGACTTTTCTCAACATGTAGAGGGGCACTTGATTTACTGACACCAGCTACATTATTTCTTACATCAGCAGATGAATCTGCCGTACAATCAATATCTGGCACCCTAACTTCATGATTATGTCTTAAATCCGGTAAAGCGTGAATATGAGGAAAGTTATGTAATAAAATTGGCGCTGTTGTTACACCGGTTATTGTACCCGCTGCGATACCTCCATAATTACAGGGACATGTACCGACTATGGATATTGTTGTACCTGGTATAATATAACCAGTTGGTAATATTTCATAAGGTATAACAGCTTTTGCTAAATTAATTATTTTTTCACTTAATGATGTAATACCTCTTATACTCATTAGTTCTTGACCAAACAAAGGATCAGCAGCATTTTGTATAGTGTGACTTGTTTGATCTTTAATAAGTTGTGGTAAAGCCTGCATTGCAATACCACCATAGAAAGCAGGCCCGGTCATTGTATCACTAGGTGCACCAAACGTTGTTCTTTCATTTTTACCTGTCATCTGCATATGAACAACAGAAACACTTTCGGCGTGTAAATGACCACCAGAAACAATATTTCCAGTATTACTAATATTACCCTTAACAAATAAATGACCATCGGTTGGTGCTACCTCAATACTCTTTCCATTAATATTAACAACATCACCTTCAAGAACAAGTCTACCGGTTTTTGAACCAACTGTAACTTCAGGCCCTGTAATAGTAGTTATACCTCCGTGTATATTAACAGGGCCACCAGTTGTAATATCAATACCTTGGGCCCCTACAACTACAGAAAATTTATTACTACATTTAATAACATAATGACCACCAGGTGTGGAAATAGGATTAATACCTTGAACGTGATTTGCTTTAGCCCCTACAGGAGAAACTGGCCCTGCTTTTTTAGTATCAACTTCAGAAGGATCTAATAAACGAGAGTTTCTAATACCCTTATCTTTATCTACACGATAAGAAGGAGATGTATTCATTCCTAGACCTACTTCAAGTAAGTCACATCCTTGAATAACTGTATATCTATTACCACAAGGCGGGGAAAGCAAATTTTCATTTTTTTTTCTTTCATCAGCCGTGCTTTTTGCAATCTGAGCAGCATTATCGTGTTTTTCTGAATCATCAGATGGATCCGTTATCATGTCACCGCTACCACAAGCTGAACAAGCCTGTTTTAATATACTGCTCACCTTAACAGGTGCAAGTGATGTTATGAGTTGCCCAATAGCTGCTGAAGGTATTCGTATACCAAAATTACGTTGAAGCATACCGTTGACGGTATTAAAAGGTTTAGCAATAAATTTCGGTACTACTGAACCTGAGCAAAATGGACATTGTATTTGTTTAGGCATATACTATTTTACTTATATTTGTATTAAACAATTAGCTACTTTGAGCTAAAGCGGTATGAATTTGATTGTTAATTTCGTCAATTCTTTTTACAGCATCAACAGCAGGCTGAGATATATTACCAATTTTTACATATACATCACCGGAAATAGTTTGACTATAGTCACCCTGTACTGTTTTTTCTTCAAATCCTAATGTAGTTTGAAATCTATCTCCTTCTACATGATCTCTACGATCAAACTTTGAGAATATTTGATGGTAACCTTCAGCTATATGCATATTAGATCCATCGTGACCGAATACCATAAAACTCTTTTGACTTTGAGATTGATCAGAAGGAGAATCTGTATTAGACCAATGTATACCGCCAG